GTGGCCGCATCCGTCCCGTCAATGCAGCGGAGGACTTCGTCCGCTGCACCGGCTTTCGACCAGTTGTGGTCAATGCCGGAGGGCGGGACGGATTTGGACTATTTGCCGCCGGGCTGGCGGAGGACCAGGCTCCGATTCTGCCGCCAGACGCGGCGGATCACCTCGGTCCTGCTGCCAGCCTTGGCCGCCCGTTCGCAGCGTTCTTGGCCGTTCTGAGTGCGCCCTCTGGTGGAGAGGGTGGGTACATGTACGACCTCGCTGCGGACGGTAAGGTCCATTGGTCGGGCCCGGGTGCCACTGGGGTGAGCGATGCTTACGCTATGCTCCCCCCACGCGTTGCCATTCCGTTCTACGGCAGTACCTTTACGTATGCCGTGAGCGTGACTGGTACGCGTTGGCGCCAGGGTGGCCCGCACGTCCTCGTGCTGTTTTATCCTGAGTCGGTGACACGTCGGGGCTTGAGCTGGTTCTTCGAGCCCGCTCCGACGCTGGTCGCGACTCGACCGCACGTGATTACCACCAAGGGCACTGATCTCCTCGTCTTTCCAGTCTTCGACGAGGGGTCCCGGCCTGCGTACGCGTGCACGTTCGCAGGGTCGCGTGAGTACGAGATTTTCTCGAGTGAGCTGCTGCAGCACCTCCTCTCTCGCTACCGCGTGACTGTCCTCTACCCTCTTGGCGCCATTCAGGGCGCGCTCCCCGACAATGCGAACCGGAAAGTGCTGCTGCCATATCTTGTGCAGCTCATCCCGGTGCTCGACAAGTCGGGTTTCAGCGCGCTGGGCCGCCACGGCTTCTCCACGGTTCAACCGCAGCGCTACAACGGCGAGGCGGCATACAGCGTGGTGCACCGTGACTACCAGGAGGAGTTTAAGGCCGCGCGCCAGCTGTGCGCCCCAGTCTTGGGCGCCGGCGGGCTCGCGGCTGGCACGGATGCAAACCTGGTTCATGCGGTGGAGTCGCGGGTCTTGGACCCACGGCCGCCGCCTGGTCATAACTTCCCTGACGATATCAAGGGATTTGCGGCTGACTACGTCGCGTACCACGCTCAGATCATCATCAAGAGCGGCAAGCGCTATCAGCGCATGGATTACGACGAGCTCTTTGCCCGCTTTGACAAGCGCAGTCAAAAAGACCAGATGTTGAAGGTTGAGGGCGTCATTGATGTACGCCCTCGCGCTGTCCTTGACATGTTCCAGAAGAAGGAGGCCCTAGGGGCAATCAGCGACCCGCGGATGATCGTG